TCCTCGTCGGGCATATCGTCGGGCGCGTAGTCTCCCGCCGCCAGATGGGTCAAGCCGCACTCCTCGTCAGGGCCGACCCACTCGGCCAGCGTCTCGATAGCCCAGGCGGCCTCGTCAGGCATGGCGGATAGGGCGTCCAGCAACTCCGGGGTATCCCAACACCAGTCTGGCGAAATAGCCACCAGGCCAGCGAAAGCCCTTTTGCGATAGTCGAAGCCCGATGCTTGGTGTAGAATTTCCGCCAGGAGATTATGAGAGGCCCAATTCAACTCCGCCCCCCACAAACTCGCATATCGCAAATTCGCGCCCCTTAGACTCGTGAGGCGCAAATTCGCGCCCCGCAAGTCTGCCGATTGAAGATTCGCGCCCACCAAATTCGCAAAGTACAAGTTTGCGCCCTGCAAATCCATCACCCGCAAATCTCGAAACGACCAGTCCAGGCACCTGCCACCATACTCTTCATTCACCCATAGTTCGTGCGCAGTCAGTTCGGCTCGCTCGACCTCAGCCAGTTCTCGCTCGCCCATTGTCTTCTCCTTTCGTAATGATATTGCTTCATATCACGCCTAGTCGTCCTCAAACCAGTTCTCCGGGAGTTCGTCATCCCAGTCAGGCGATGGTGGGCGCTCAGGCTTTGGGGCGCAATCTGGACACAGCCAGACTTCCTCGCCCAACTGGCGCTCACGCCATCCGTATTCCCGCAGGACATCCCCGGCGCAATCGCGCTCCGGCTCTATGTTCTGACAAACGACGATGCACCGCCCACAGTCGTGGCACATCACGATCCACGCCTCCTCCGGCGAGGAACTGAATGGACAGCCTACCAACTTAATGTTCTCAGTCATCATGTCCTCCTATCACGACTATGGTATTTATTGCGCAGCCTGGCGGGCAGAGTTTGGAACCAGACTACCACGCCCACCCATGTGACGTGCAGCCTATAGCGAAGCGCATACCACCAGAAAAGCCCGCGCTTTGGGTTGTTCGGCTCCAATGAGGGCCGCCCGTTGCGCACAATGTGCGGCTTGCACCATGCCACACGATCCACGAGGCCCTTGTAGTCGCAAGCCTCCCAACAAGAGAGGCAGGCGAACTCCTCGTCAGGCGGCTCAGACATCGTGCAATCCCCATACGGAACCCATGAGACGAAATTGTCAAACGAGATGAACCGCCCGCAAAATACACAGTTTATCGCCATTGTTCACATCTCCTTATATCACGCCTGCACCCCGGCGTCGGGAATTCTTGAATGCGTTCTCCGTCCAACAGGTCGCCGCCCCACGTATCATCAATGAAGTGGTTCCCACCGACTTGCTTAAAAAAGAAGGGAACCCCGATGCGGCGGCAGTTATCACGTAACGCCCGCGCCCAATCCAAGTTCATCTGGCGGGCGCCTGGCCCGCTCTCGCCCCCAACAATAATCCAGTCGAGGGTGCTCAGTGAGATATTCATTGAAGGTTGGCCGACGCTTGAGGAGGTTGTGAACTCCCATCGGATTGGCGAGAGAAGCGGTTCGATGGACAGAAACCGCACAATCGCTGGGACTTCCAGCAATTGTGGGACTCGCCGGGCCACATCTTCGCTTTCCAGCGTGACGCCAAGCCAGACGTTTTGCCAGCCGCTCCCCCAATCCTCCGGTAGGCGTTCTAAGATATTCTGTGGCCGCTTCGTGAGCAATTGGTACGTGTGCTGGGGCGTCCGTCGGATAACCCTCCACGCCTCGCCGCGCCAGGGGTCGGCATCCTCGAGAAAGAAGTCGCTCAACGAGCAGGCGAAAATCCTGCGCGGAGTTTCCCAACGCTCTGGGGCATGAATTGTTCGCGGGGCTGTCGGGTGAATATCTGTTGGGTCTTGCCCAAATCGCTGCCGCATTCGGAAGGCATAGCAATTCCTGCACCCCTCCGAAACCTTCCGGCAGCCAACCCAGGGATTCCAGGTGGAATCCGTCCACGAAATTTTTGTCCTCGATCCCATCACATCCTCCTATCAGGTCGGCGGGGGCGGGTGCTCGGCCCGCCCCCTACAAACGTTTGATGCACGGCCTGGTGGCCGGGGCACCCTAGTCAAGCGGGTCGAAATCGTTCCCGCCCTGAATGCGCTCGCACTCCCGTGCGATAAGCGCCGCGCGGGCCTTCGCCCCCCAGATGACCTCACCGTCCGGGGCGTCAAACTCGCGCATGATGGCCTGCCAGGCGGCCTCTACCGTGATGTGGTCGCTCTTCACCATGCCGAGGGTCATCCTCACGAACTCCCCCCGCGCCTGGCGCGCCTCTGCGATGGTAGCGCGCTCTTCCAAAATGGCGGCGCGCTCTTCCTCTTCATGTTGGGCGCTGTCCTCAGCCTGGTCGTTCCAAAATAGATTATGATCCTGCATTGTGACCTCCTCGCCGCCTCTTGTGCGCGGGCGGCAGCGCGCATCCTATATACAGTATACACCCCCGCCGCGAGTCCTGGCATTACCGAATGTCACTATTCTGACTATGACGTGTCATCGTTTTTTCGATTACGTGTCATAGCCAAAACAGTGACATCCAGTACTGCCTGAAAAGCCCATTCGGGTGTATGATATGTGCAGAATGTACGATGAAAATAGACAGATAGAAGGGAGACGATCATGCCTGATAATGACAAGGCGCTGGCGCTGACGCCGCGCACCATTCAAGAGGGGCTGGCGCTTGCCGACCAGCTCGTGAAGTCCGGGCTACTGCCCGCGCACGTCAAAACTGCGCAGCAGGTGTTTGCACTCATTACGATGGGCGCAGAACTTGGAGTGGGGACGTGGGCGGCCATTCTCGGCATTAGTGTTATCCAGGGGAAGCCGACCCCATCTCCGCAGCTCATGTTGGCACTCATTCACCGCTCTAAATTGTTGGAGAATTTCGAGATGCCGGAGCATACTGCCGAGCGGTGTACGATTGTCGTCACCCGGCGCGGCCAAAGCCCCGTCACATTCACATTTACAATGGAAGATGCGGCGGCGCTTGGCCTTGCCGGAAAGGACAATTACAAAAAGCAACCCGCGACCATGCTGCAATGGCGCTGTATTTCAGCGATGGCCCGCGTCGTATTCCCGGACGTGTTGCATGGATTTTCGTATACGCCAGAGGAAATTGACCCTGATTTGGCCGTAGACGAAAACGGCGCGGTCGTGGTTGCCGAAGCGGTCGTTTCTGATATGGACTATTCTGAGGTTACCCCCGCCGAACGTGAGGCGGAACTAGAGCCAGGCATGATTGCCCCGCCGGGGGACGACGATGAGGAGCGCGGCCCGCTCGCGGCGGCGTTCGCTACCTACGTGGCGGAATACGAGGCGGATCCGACCAAATTCTCCGCCCCAACGGTAACGGAATCGGCAATCACGCACGAGGAGTTCATCGGCGCCGACATTTTCCCCCGCGAGTTGGGGGATACATTCTTCAATCAAATCGGGAAGTGCCGAACCGCCGCCATTCGTGATGCGCGGCTCATTTTCGTATCGGCGCTGGCAGAAACGCCAATCAATAGCTACAAGGAATTGACGGACGCGCAACGCTACGCACTGGCGAAGGCCTACAAGGGGCTTGGTGAGCGCGGAACATTAAAAGCCGCTATCGAGGCGGCGCTGGAAGGGAAGGCGATATGAGTAGCAGAACCAACGGGCGGCGAAGGTCGCGCCTGAGCAACATGGCGGATACGATGCGCTGGCTCAACGGTCTGATAGACCGCGAGCCGGTCGTCAACATGCCGCCGCGCAGTAAGACGACGATGGAGATAGAGGTCAAGGCAGTGCGGAGAGCACTGCCTCACATTGTAGAACCGTGGGACTACGAGAGGCCCGGCAATGAGTGATACACTGGCGGAACTTGCCTCCGAATACGAGTTCACCCCGGCGGGGTTGCATATCCCGCCGGGCCTCCCCTTCGCAGATTGGGAGGCACTTGGGCGTAGACTGGTTGTCATGCACGACGCGATCCAGTGGGCCATTGCGGACTGGCTGGCCTATGGAGAACGTGAATATGGCGAGCAGTACGCCCAGGCGATAGACGTTTTGGGATTGTCCTACCAGACCCTGGCGAACTACGCCTGGGTCGGGCGGGCTTTTGAAAGTTCCCGGCGACGGGAAAGTTTGACTTTCAGTCACCATGCGGAAGTGGCGGGGCTGCCAACCGAGGCCCAGGATGCACTCCTGAGCGAAGCGGAGGCAGCCATCGCCAACGACGGCCACGCGCTCTCTACGGCGTGGTTGCGAGAAGAGGCCCGCCGCATTCGGGGCGGGAATGGCTCTTCGGTAGCATCCGTCACGTACACGTGCCCGGCGTGCGGGCACACGTGGCGAGTAGAAAAGTGAGGAGTTATGAATACAGAAGCCGAAAGCAAGTTCATTTCGGTTGATCCAAACGTCCGGGGCGGCGTTCCTCATATCGTGGGAACGCGCCTGACGGTTGCGGATATCCTGTGGGCGCTTGCCGCCGACCCGGCGACGGCCAATGTGGTACAACGTGAGTACCCGCAACTCCACAACTGGGAGATACTGACGGCGCTCGAATGGGCCGCCGCCGACTTGGAGTACATCTATGACCAATCACAAGAAACCGCCGACGGCGAATGACACTCAGGAGGCCCAGGAGGCGGCCCTGATTGCCCAACTCGCGGCGGCGATTGCCGCCAAACATCGTTGGGGCGATGATGACCATCCCAGGGCCGGGGAGTGCCGCGAGTGCGGTGGCCCTGGCTACACCGTGAGGTGTCGTTTGGATGATGGGACGATTGCTCTGGTATGCCCGCGCTGCGGACACATGGAAATCCTAGAGCCGGAGAAACCAAAATGAATCAGCGCGAATTTCTGGCTTGGATGCACACCGCCAACCAGCGCGTCAGTGTCCTCTTGGCTTTCGTGGATATGGCTGGCGATCTCGCAGCTGGGGTTTTGCTCTCTCAAATCGTGTATTGGCACACGCCGACCTCGGAGGGGCAATCCCGGCTGCGGGTGCAGCACGATGGGCACTACTGGCTCGCCAAAGCGCACGATGAATGGTGGGGAGAATGCCGCCTCACCGCGAAGCAGGCGCGGCGATGTATTGCCGCCCTGGAAGCGAAGGGGTTGATTGTGGCCTGTGTTTGGCAATTCGCTGGAGCGCCGACCACACACGTGCGGCTAGACTGGCCGCGCTTTTTGGATGCCTGGGAGCAGCAACTGTATTCCCCAACCGAGATTTCGATTTGCCCCCCAGGGCAGAACGATTTGCCCGTAGGGGCAGAACGATTTGCCCCCCAGGACAGAACCATAACAGATACTACAGCAAAGACTACTACAGATAAAGAGCTAGCTGGCGGGCACCCACAAATCGCCTCCGATTTTGGGAAACCATTCCCAACCTCGGAAGAGCGCGGAGATGTTGATCCAATCGTGCGGGCGTGGGAACGGGCGTTCGGGCCAGCATCGGGGGCAGCGTTAAAGAAAATTGCGGTGTGGGAAGAGCGGTTCGGGCGAGCCGAAGTGCTCCTCGCGCTTACACTCACGGCGACCCGCAAGGGCCACACGGAAAATTATACCGCCACTATCCTGGAGCGCCGCAAGGAGCAGGGCCTGAAAGACGGCGAGCCGGAGACATTCGAAGGGAGAAAAGCCAATGGGAAACCGACCACAGAACATTCCAGAGGTGCTATCACGGATGAACTCGCGGACGCAATCAACGCCGCGCATAGCGCAGCCAGGGCCAGTCGCGAGTGAGGTCGAACGTGCGGTCTGGCAGCGCGAACGGGAAGCGGTACTGGCGCTTCGTGACCGGATCGCCAACAACCCCACCACCGCAGCTGTGCATGGAGGGGACGGCGATTTGTGGTGTGACGAGTGTCTTGGCATAGGCTGGCTCCGCACCGGCGACGGGCAGTTGGTGCCGTGCGAATGTACCGCCCCAAAGAGGGCGGCCCGGCTTGACGCGATCTCCGGCCTGCTACCCAACGAGCGCCTGGTCACGTTCGCCGACATCGTAGGCGATCCTGCGCAGGGGATTGCGGCGCGGATGCGGGAGTTTGTGCTCGCCGGGCGGGGCTGGTTCACCGTCTACGGTGGGCCAGGCAATGCCAAAACGACCATGTTGCAGGCCGCCTGCAACCTCTACCGCGAGCAGTTCCGCGATGTGGCGGTGTACGTGCGCTTCGCCGACCTGCTGGAATGGGTGCGGGATGGATTCAACGAGGACGCGCCCTCGGAGCGGGCAAGCGCCCGCCTGGAGCAAATCAAGACCGCATCCGTGTTGGCGATTGACGAGTTTGAGAAAATCAATACCACGAAGTGGGCGGAAGAGGTGCGCTTCCGGCTCCTAGACGACCGCTACCGTTACGGCCTGGACGGGTCGGCGCGGACGCTGACGCTGTTTGCGATGAACTGCGCACCGGAGGCGCTGCCGGAATGGGTGAGCAGTCGTATGCGTGACGGGCGGTTCGTCTGTGTGGAGAACGCGCAGCCCGACGCCCGCCCCCGCTTAAGAATGGAGTGATGACAATGGAAACCTGTAGGCGCTGTGAGAAGCGCGAGCCATGCCAGGCGCAGTACAACGTCGCGCCCTGGCTCCCGGCGTTGTGTGAAAAAACGGAAGAGGAGTGCGGAATTTCACCATTGCCAGTGAGCGGCGCGGATGGGTGGTTGGAATTTACGACTGAGCCGCTACGCAGCGCTCCCGATCCACTATGGGACGCGCCGGGCACGTTCCGAGAGAAACGACGGCTCACGCCGGAGCAACTGGCGCATCACAAGCGGCAATGGGTCGAGGGCGAATGTGATATAGAGGACGGGTGCTATCCCGGCGAGTACCGGGAAGAAGGGTGGTGAACATGGCTGAGACTATCGGGGTTGCGATAGACCCCAACACGCGACGTACTGGACTGGTGCTATGGCGCGGGCCGACCCCGGCAGAGTGGCGGGTTATCGAGACGGCGAAGGCGGACGGCCCCCGCTATTGGTTGGCAATGGCGAAGGAAATCACCACCGCGCTGGAAGGGGTATTTTTCTCTACATCTTCTCCGTTTTGTTGGGTTGCGTGCGAAGGGCTGTACCTTCCCAGGGGGGAAAATCGGAATGTAGCGACATTCGAAACGCTCGCTCGGCTCGTAGGCACGATTGAATACTGGTGCTATCGGTATGGCATCACCTATTTAGAAGGGACAACCGCAGAAATCAACGCGGCGATTGGCTTCCCGGCCCGCATGAGGCGCGACGCGCGTGAGCGCGACCTGCTGGCGTATGCAAGGCCGCGCCTAAAATCTAGGGCGCCCGCCGAATTGTCGGTAGACGAGGCGGCAGCCTACGCCGTTGGCGTATGGGCGCTCAGGCAGCTGGAGCGCCGGGCGTTGGCGGGGGAAGGGGGAACGAGTGGTGAGCAGGGATAACGGCAACGGCAACAACGGCCTTCGCACCGCCCCAAAGCAGGGGCGCTCCCCGCTTACGTGGTTCGGCGGGAAGGGGAATTTTCTCGCCAAGCTCTTGCCCCTCGTGCCACCCCACACGTCCTATTGCGAACCATTCGCCGGGGCGGCGGCGCTCTTTTTCGCCAAAGCACCGGCCCCGATAGAAACTCTAAACGATTTGAATGGCGACTTGATCCACTTCTACAAAGTGCTGCGAGACCCGACCCTATACCCCGAATTGCAGCGCCGATTGGAGTTGACGCTATACAGCCGCCAAGAATACTACGAGGCGCGAGCGACGTGGCGTGAGATAGCCGACCCTGTAGAGCGGGCGGCGCGGTGGTTTGTTGTCAACAGAATGAGTTTTGGTGGGCGCTTTGGTTCGGGCTGGGGATATGGTACGCATGATATAGTGGGTGGCGGATATGTTGGACAAAGTCGCACGTGGCTTTTTGCAATAGACAATGTTCTCCCCGCCGCTCACGCCCGCCTGCGCCAAGCGCAAATCGAATGCGCCGATTGGCGAAAGGTGCTCGTTGCGCACGACGGCCCAAACTGCTTTTTCTACTGCGATCCACCCTATGTGTTGGGCACGCGCCGGGCTGGTGGTTATGCCCACGAGATGACCGACGACGACCACTGCGAGTTCGTGGCGGTGTTGCAAACGCTCGCGGGGATGGTACTCGTGTCGGGCTATGCTCACCCCATTTACGACCCGCTCGTGACGGCGGGGTGGGAACGCCTGGACTATGAGACAGGGTGCTTTGCGGCGGGGCGGACACGAGCCTCAGGATTGATAGGGACTGGTGCGGCCTTGCGCGACCAGTCCCGCACCGAGACATTATGGCTTAACCCGGCGCTACAAAAGGCGCTAGGACGCGGGCGGCAATTAACCCTGCCGGGGGTGGAATGATATGCGGAAACTAATCATGCTGGTGGTAGGGTTGCTGTTTGGCGCGGGGTTGCTATTCCCGTCGCCGTGCGCGGCGCAACTCGCGCGACCCGCCAGTCTCTCTCCCTATTGGGGATGGGGTATTTTGCAATGGGAAGAACTCATCCTCCGCCACGCCGCGCGCGGGAACCTTGACCCGGATTTCTTGGCGGCCCTGGTGTGGCGCGAATCGGGGGGGAATGCGGATGAAGTCAGCTACGCCGGGGCGGTAGGGCTGATGCAGGTGATGCCCTACGAGTTGGGATTCCTCGTACGCCCGACCGGCGCGGAACTGCTCGATCCTGACGTGAACCTATCTGAGGGCGTCCGCATTCTGCGCTTCGCCCTCGACATGGCGCACGGCGATCCATTCCGCGCTCTGGCGCTCTACAACGGTGGCTCGCAATTCGAGCACACCAACGAGGCGCGGGGGTATGCGCGGGGCGTCATCGAGTTGTATATGATGGCGCTTGCGGAGCGGAGCGGCTATGATTATCGTGATGTAGAGGCGTTCGGGCTGGTATTCCAGGTGCAGGGATTGCCTCCTGGCCAGAACGCCGCGACGATTTTTGCTCCGGGGCGGGCGACAATCTGGCAGCAGGTAGCGCCCGGCGAAGTGGTGGATGCTGTGGGCACGGTGCTCTACAGCACGGTAGACGAGTACGGGGTGCCCTGGCGGGTGGTGACGTGGTTGCTGCCCAACGCGGGCATTCCGTAGAGGAGAAGGACAATGAAACTGACGATTGATGTTGAGGTTGATGTGGAGACCGTGCGTGATATTTTTATTGATGACGTGCTCACCGACCGATTGTGCGGCGGCTTTAATAGCAAAAATTCTATCGCTATGATTAAAACCCTGGTGGCGCTCTCAGGCGAGGAGGTTTGCGAGAAACTATTCAAGACGATGTTCCCGCCCTGGAAGGTCGCGTGGTCTATCCGGGAAGGGGGCGACACGAGCGGGGACGCGGGGGCAGGAGATTAACCACTGGTGGATCATGGCGGTGGGGGGCACCCATTCGGGTTGCGCTCCTGTAACGGAACGCCGCCCCCCATACCACGATCGCCCCTACGGGCGATCCACCTCCGCTAAACGGATTGCCCCGATTATAACGCGGGGATAGAATGGAGGCAAGAGGAGTAGACAATGGCTAGAATTTGCCCTCACTGTCATGGGGTAATTGACGGGGTTTTCAATCCGGATATGCTCAAAATTGCCCGCTATGTGCGCGCTCTTCCCCTTGAGGAACTCGCCACAATGGCGGGGATTGACCAGGGCACTCTATCACGATACGAGAATGGGTTGAGCGTTCCAACTGCGAGTGACATCGCGCGATTGGTTGAAGCTCTGGACTTCCCGCACGGGTGGTTTCATCGCGAGGGGCATTTTGGCCGGGGCGGAGTATTCATTGACTAGTGATAGCGAAGGAGGGATGATGGTAGAGAAACGGTTGTTTGGAATAATCACGGGCATATGTTTTAGTCTTATGGCCGTTGGCGCTTGGGCTGTTCTACTCGACGCCAAAAGTCCCGAGATTTTTCTAATCGGGTTTTGTGCGGGGGTTTTGGGTGCCGCCGTCGTGCAAGCAGTCGAGAATTCCTGATATTTGCGAATATCATAACCAAAGGAAAAAACAATGATTTTTCAACGATTGCCAACCAACGAAGAGCAGGTCGAATTGGCCGCGCACGAACTGTGGCGGGAAAGTCGACCAGGCGGCAAGCGCCTGGATTGGCGTGATAGGGATTTGCAGGGTATATGTCTGGAAGAGGCAATTCTGTGGCACGCGAACCTGGCAGGCGCGCACCTGGAGGGTGCCTACCTGGTGCGCACCTACCTGTGGGGTGCGCACATGGTAGGTGCATACCTAGAAGGTGCATATTTGCGAGGAGCGTGCCTGATGCGCTCGAACCTAGTGGACGCAACCCTACGGGGCGCATATCTGGAGTGTGCAACCCTACGGGGCGCGTACCTGATGGGTGCAGACCTACGAGATACAGACCTGCGGGGCATAACCCTACGGGGCGCAAGTCTGCTGGGTGCCCACCTGGAGGGCGCTCTCCTGAATTGGGAATCCCACGATCTTTTGGCGGAAATCTTACGCCAAGCGGCGGGCGACGACCCGCGCAGGCGAGCCTTCGCCGGACTGGCGAGTGTATCGCCAGACTGGTGCTGGTACAGCCCAGAATTGCTGGACGCCCTGGCCGCCATGCCCGATGAGGCGGCGTGGGCTATTGAAACCCTGGCCGAGTGGGTTGAACCCTACGAGGGTTGCGGCTTGACCCACCTTGCGGCTGGAGAATACACGCCCGATGAGGTCGAGCGAAGGGGGATAGGATTATGAAAACACTCGGAAGAACCATGAAAGAGGGCGTGATAGTTGAACTGACGGCGCGGGAGCATTGGGCGCTTCTCAGACTCTCGAAGGCCATGAGCGGCTTGGAGTGGCACGCCCCGGTCGTGGCGGACGACTGGTTTATCAGTGAGTGCGACGCGGGGCTGGAATTTGAGGCCATCCTAGCCTGGGTGGAGCACAGATTCAGGCTGGATGAATTGCAGCAGCTTCTCGACGATATGAAAAAGGCGCTTGGCCCCGACGAGGACGAGGAGGATGGAAATGAGCACAGAAACTAAGGATAAGGCAACCGCCGGGGGAGCCTTGTATATCAACAAATGGCATGGTATCCCATGTATCGCGGACGAACTCGGCGAGAGCATCCGCCACGAGGTGTGCTTGTGTTGGCGGTGCGTTCGCCTCGTGACGGAGGAGGATGTTCAGTACCTTGCCCCCGATCTTCCGAGTGCGCGGATAGATGAGTTGAAGGCGGCATTCAATTGCCCGACGGCGGAAGCGAACTACCGCAATTGTGTGCGCGGGGAGGTTGCCGCCCCCATCACGCGCTGTCCGTTGTTCCGTGCGGGGCGGATCGAATACGCCGCCGATGCCGAGCGCCGCCTACAGGCCGAGCACCTCGGCCTGTCACTGGACGAGGAGGAGGAAGAGCAATGAGCAGCCGAAAAGACCGCCGCCGCCCCTGTCTGGATTGCCCCTTCGGGCGGTGTCCTGAAATAGACCAGGCCCGGTGTGATATCGTCGAGTTGCAGGAACTGCTCCGCGAAGTGGTCGCGGGCGAGGGGATTGACGCCAATCTAATCATGCGTATCCACGAGGCGCTGGAGGGATTGGAGTAGGCGCGCCCTTGTCGAACAACAAAAAAAGGGGGGCGTTATGCCCCCCTTTCCCTGAGAGCCTACTTACTGCTCAGCCCCCATCGCGCCTGCGCGTCCGCGCGGCGCACCAGCCACGTCGCTCCCGACTTCCGCGCGGGGAGTTTCCCCTTGCGGATGGCCTGCCAGACGGCCTGGCGGGTTATCCCGGCGGTGTCGGTGATTTCGCGGATGGTCATCTCGGCGACCTCGTCAGCAATGGACATCAGAAATTGGAATAGACCACGGGAAAGGCGCTCTCGCTCTTCGGGGGTGTATTCCGTTCCCTCGCTCTCCCAAAATGTCAGCCCATTCTCGATTTCTGTTCGCAGCGCCTCCGCGAGATTGTCTCCCGCGCGGCCCATGAGTTCATCAACGAACCTCTCTGGCGAAATTGCTCCGCACCCGATGGTGCGATTGAACTCATTCGCCCATTCGCAATACCAGACGTGTTCTCCCTGTGTGCGTGTCATTTCGAAATCTCCTTAGTATCTCGTTGTGAGTTGCTGCGCGCGGCGCGCACAGTCTGCCATGTGGCGCTCGTGTGCACGATACGCGCACGTGAGGTAATGCCCGCACCTCTGCATGTGGAAAGGCTCAACCTCCCACTGTGCGAAAGCGATTCCCAGCGCCGCTTCCGCGCAAGCAAGAGTCACAAGATATGGGGTACGGATGAAGAGATCGCGCTCGCGCGCTCCGCCGTCTTTGGATACTCGCAGGATCGCGTCTTCCGCCCGGTTGGCGAGTTCGCGCGTGAAAATTTTGCCCGCGCGGCATTCCTCGATGTCGTCGAGCAGAGCGCGGGCGTCGTTCCACAACCCTGGCCAATCGCGGCCCAGTTGCGAGACTGCCCCTTGAGCCGCCTCGACTGCACTTTCTGCTGCCTCATATTGCTGATTCATTTCGAAATCTCCCTTCAATTCAATCCGGTCGCTGCCGTCGTCAGCCGCCGGGCACGACCCCGGCGGGACGCCTTGGGGTTGCCCCCAGGGCGTTTCGGCTTAGCTCCACGCGGTGTAGATGCTGACCGCGAGGGCGATGGAAAAGGCGAGCATCGCGATGCTCAGGATTTTCCCATTGCGGGTGGCGCGCTTCTGCGCCTTCTGGGCTTCGCGCTTGTCCTGGTTGTCCTCAACCCAGGACAACCAACCAGCTACGTAAGCGTTGCGCAGTGCCTCCGCGACGTTCTTGATGTCCTCTTCGACATCATTATCGTCGTCGTCGGGGAGGTCGGGGTGTTCTTCCGCGTAGATTTCGTAGTGCTGGTCGCGCACGGCCTGGTCAGAGAAATTGTCCTCGATGCGCTCAGCGCACGGGCCATCCCACTCCTCAAACTCAGCGCCGTACTGCCCGGCGAGTTCGAACTGCTCGCGGGCATCCTGGTATCCAAAACGCTCCGCCGCCTCGACCTCGTTCCTCTCTCTGTTCGCGCTCATTGTCCTCATTGTCCTATCTCCTTTCAGTCCTATGGGGGCTACTCCGTTTCACCCCTCACTATATATAGTATAGCACATTGGTTTACAATTGTCAAGTGAAAACATAGTACGCTGGTACTATGCCCCGAAAACTCGTTGGTAGGATTGCCCGCCCCCGCGCCCTGTGGTATACTACTCGCAGGGGCAAAACGTCGGTTTGGGGAGCCAGGCCGGAGGCCGCGCCCTACGGGGCAGGCTCCCCCAGCCCCTCGGAGGTGATGATATGGCATGGGTGACGGATTTACGCGACCTGGTAACCTATGGTAATGCCGCCGACAAAATTGCGCGGGCCTTTGAGGTATTCGATACCCCCCGCCACTTACTGCTTCCCGTTTGTCTCCCGGAGGTGGATGGACTATATACCCTGGACGATTTTGGTGTGAGTTATTCAGAGGTGGTGAGTGCTATCCCCCTCCCCATCTGTGTGGAGTATTGCGCGGCAGCCAGGCAGCTGTGGCGTATCCCCTGGTGGTTGCGCTGGTTGTTTCCCGGTCGCCGCAAGCGGTACAAACAGGCGCGGCGGGAAGCGGAGGCGGGTTTTGCGCGGGCGGTGATGGACGCGGCAATGGCACGGGCGAAGGCGCGTGAATTGGAGCGCGACGACTTGCACGACGACGGCGGCGTAGGGTAAAATAGGGTTGCGGGCACAATGCCTGCTTAGGGAAGGCGCTGATTATCGCCGAGGCTGCGATACGCTGTAAGCCTGTATGCCCTGGCCATTGGGCCGTAGAGGGAACGCAGCTATTATGGGCCAACGTACTAGTCAACGTTTACTGTGCGAGTCGGCGACGATTGAGAGGCAGAGAAAGCGATTGCCCTGGTTGGGGCGGTGGGGGCGGAAGGGGGGGCAGTCGAGGAAGAAACTCAGTTCCAGCGCCTTCCCCCCTTCCAGGCTCTGATCCCCGGCATGTCCGGGCAGTAGGAGCCATCCGGGCGGTGGCCCCCCGATGGGCGCGGTGGTTGCGCGGCTGCGGTGGATGAATCGGGTTAGCCCATCGCAGTACAATACCGAACGCGGGGCTACCTCACGCGCACGAGGTTTCAGCTTGGCGTAGGCCAGTGTTTTTGAAAGCCCCCGCCGCCCATTAGGAGTTGCGATGATTGTCATTAGGAGACACCCAGTTGGCTAACATTGCCTCGCATCTTCCCCTACTCTGCGAAATTGGGGCCGCGCTTCCCATCCGTACCATTTTGGAGTTTGGCGCGGGTTGTTTTTCCACCCCCACTTTTCTTGATCGCGCGATCTTCCCACATTGTGTACGCCTCGATTCCTATGAACACAACCCCACATGGTTGGCGGGCGTTCGGGCGTTGACATCCGACCCCCGACTTACGCTTCACCATATCCCCGACGAGACATTCGTTGGAGTGCTGCACGACACCCCCTTCGCTGATTATGACCTGATTTTCATTGACAATGGGACGACTACTGAGGCGCGATTGCCAACCATTCGCGGTATTGGCGAGCGCCGCCCGCTGGGGTTGTGCGTTGTCCACGATTACGAGCAATCCGGCGTACACGAGGCGGCGAAGGCGTGGGACGTTGCCATCCCGTGGGATGATAATGATGGGGGGCAATGTGGCCTCCTCGCCAACCTGCCAACGCCAGATTGGCTATCCGCCAGTTGGCTGGCGTCCTTGCTATAGACGCTCTTGCCAGTTTGGTGTATAATTATGGTACGATTTGTCGTGTATGATGGGATGGCGGTGTATTTTCATGGAAGTTTGGAGCGATCTAAGGGAATTTTTGCGGAGGTTCGAAGGGCCTGAGCTGGATTATGTCTGGAGTCGCAGCAAATCGCGCTCCAGGCAAGAGGCCCTCCGCAATGCGCACGTGTCTGAGGGAACCTACTACCACTGGTCTTCCGAACGTCGGGCCGAATTGGAAGACGCCGCCAACGAACTCCGCCGAAATCGTTACATCGTCGCCGAGATGGTGTTGCTCAACGCCGTCGAGAAGGCCGCCGAGGTGGTCGTCGAGGATTTGAAGGAGGGGCCGAAGTATTCCCCTATACGTCAAAAGGCCGCCCTGGAAATTTTAGACCGCGTATTGGGTCGCGCCCGGCAGGGCGTGGAGTTAACCGGGAATAATGGTGGGCCAGTCGAGTTTAGGCCAAACCTATCCGCCCTCGGCGACGAGGAACTTGCATACCTGGCTGACATCGCCGACCGCGTCAAGGGCGATTAGCGCAGAGTTAGAGCGCCGCGACTTCGAACGGTGGTTGTGGGCTGTCTCGCCTACGTGGTCGTGGCAATGGCCGCACCTGGCCTATATCCGTGCCGCGCTTAATGAGGTGACAGCGGGGCATATCACGCACCTGATGATTATGATGCCACCCCGGCACGGGAAGAGCGAGATGGTCACCATCCGCTATCCGGTGTGGTTATTGGAGCGCGACCCATCGCTCAGCGTCATCATTGGCGCATACAACCAGCAGCTTGCCAACCGTTTCTCGCGGCGGGCGCGGTGGATTGCCCGGCAGCGGTTGGAGTTGGACGAGGATCGCCAGGCCGTGCAGGAGTGGCACACAAGGGCGGGTGGCGGTCTACGGGCGGTCGGCGTTGGCGCTGGCATCACTGGCACGGGCGGGCACGTAATCATAATTGACGATCCAATCAAATCGCGGGAAGAGGCTAACTCCGCGCCATGTCGGGATAGAGTATGGGAATGGTACATAAACGATGTATATACCCGTCGCGAGCCGGGGGCGGTGGTCATTATGATTGTGACGCGCTGGCACGAGGACGACCTGCCGGGTCGCGCCCTGGCAAACGATGCGGCGGGGCTGTGGCAGGTTATCTCTCTCCCCGCCGAGGCGGAAGAGGATGACCCATTAGGTCGTCCCTTTGGCGCGGCGCTGTGCCCCGACCGCTTCGATCTGTCCGCTCTGGCGCAAATTAAAGCGGTTCTCGGAAACAACTACTACGCCCTGTATCAGCAACGCCCGCAACCCATCATGGGCGGGATGTTCAAGCGCGACCGGCTCGAAATTCGGGATGGCTCGCCACGTGAAGCGGATCGGATGCGCTACTGGGACAAAGCCGCGACGGTCGGCGGCTCCTATACGGTCGGCGTGTTGTTGGCTCACTCGCGGCGAGACGGCGCGTGGTTCGTGGAGGACGTGATACGCGGGCAATGGACGGTTGGCGAGCGCGAGAACATCATTCGACAGGCGGCTATCCTGGATAAACAGCGGTATGGCGATGTGACGATAGGGCTGGAGCAAGAGCCAGGCAGCGGGGGGAAAGAGTCGGCCCATGCAACCATTCGGAACTTGGCCGGGTTTTCTGTCGTTGCCGACCGCCCGTCGGGCGACAAGATCACTCGCGCGGAGCCGTTCGCGGCACAGGTGGATGGTGGAAATGTGTCTATTGTGAAGGGCGCGTGGAATGCAGCCTATCTGGAAGAGTTGGCGGCCTTCCCAACCGGGGCGCATGACGACCAGGTAGACGCGAGCAGTGGGGCATTTAATCGCCTTGTGGAGCTTCGCAAATCGAAACAAACGCGGTTTTTGAGGTGAGGTAATAAGCATGGCAAATCCGATCATCGCGGCAATGAAGAACGCATATTTAGACTGGTTGGTGATGGAAGACACGGCGGCGCAGCAGCAAGTGCTGACATATCGCAGCTACTATGAGGGCGATCCGCCGACCCAACTGACAGACCGCCAGGCGCAATTTTTGAACGTGGCGCGAGACAAGCGATTCGGGGCCAACGTTTGCGCCCCCATTGTGGATACACTCGTAGAGCGCCTACGGGTAACCGGATTCGATGTGCGGGGTAAGGGCGAAACGGTCACCGACGCGCCCAAAGTGCTCGCGGCCCTGCTCGATGACTGGTGGTCACTCAACCGGATGGACGCCGGGCAGGATGTGGTTCACCGCGCCGCCCTGCGCGATCGGGAGGCGTTTATCATCGTATCGTTTGACGAAAAGAACAACCGCCCCCAACTTGCCTACGACTTCGCCTACGATGGCAGGAGCGGCGTGAAAGTCCACATGGTGCCAGGCACTTACAATCAAGTGGCCTTCGCCTCCAAGCGATGGATTGTGAGCCAATCGAAAGAGGGTACGTACAAACGCCTGAACACATATTTCCCCAATCGCATCGAGAAGTGGGCGTCATTTATCACGCCTGGAAACAAGCACGGCGAAGCGTTTTGGCAACCCTACGAAAAGGAAGAGGGCCTGGAGATGGCGACGTGCCAGGATGAACTTGGCAACGAATACATGGCCTCGGTTGCATGGTGGACTGACGATGGCACAGAAACAGGCGAGCCGCTCGGTATCCCGGTGATCCCGTTTATCAATCGTGACGACGGTACGGGTGCAGGTCTGAGCGAGATTGACAATGCCATCCCGCTCCAGGATGGTATTAACAAAACCTACATTGACCTCATGGCGGCAGCGGACATGACGGGATTTGGGATGTATTGGACGACCGGATCGCCGCCCCTCGGTGGATGGAAAGTGTATCCGGGGGCTATGTATGAGGTTGCGGTGGCGCCCGGTTCGACAGGCGCTGCGATGGGCACACTCCCGGCGGGCGATCTGTCGGGGTTAATCAACCTACTCCAAACTCAGGTGGCACTACTGGCAGGGATAACGGGCACGCCGCAATCTCGGTTCACCCCGTCGGCGGTGCGCCCGGCGGAAGGCACACAGAAGCAAGAAGAGGCGGCGCTGGTTGCAAAGGCGCGCGGATTGCAAAAGGCATGGGGCAACGCATGGGAGGACGCCATGCGGATGTGCATCCGCGTTGCGGACGCTTTCGCTGAGGGGGTGACCATTTCAGACATTGGCGATCTCATTATCTCGACCGCGTGGGCCGATGCCGAAGTGCGAAACGAGCTGCAACATCTGGAAGGCGTTGCGCTGAAAGTGGAGCGGCTGGAAGTTCCTGTCCAGCAGGCATGGACTGAGGCGGGATACGACGCCTCACAGGTGCGGGCATTCGAACGCCAGAGACGAAACGAGCAGGCGGCGGCCCGGCTTGCGGCGCTTCGGGCGGCGACGAAACAGCCCCCTACCCCGGAGCAAGCGCCGGAGCCGACTGAGCCGGAGACAGAAGAGGAGGAGTAGAATGTGCAAGTATTGTGAGATTGTGATAGAAGGGGCCATCCCTCCTAATCCATTCCACATGTCGGATGGCACCGTATTGTCGCCATATGAGTTGGAGATAGTGAAGGATCGGCTTAGATGGGGCAATCATGCCATTCCTATTGTTCACATGTACCAGATATGGGAATTGAAGCGAAAAGACGATGATAAACCAGCCGCCGACCCAACAACCTGACGACCCGCTTATGCCATTCGACGAGTTGCTCGACTTGGCCGCCACCGACGAGCCGGCCATCGAGGCGGCGCTGACATGGTGGGATGAATATGCCAGCCTGGAATGGATAGGGGTGCTAGACGATGCTGGATGATCTAGAACCAGAGGACGAGGACGAGGCCGCGTTGTGGGAAGCGGCGGGAATCGTCGGGGCGGCAATGGTCGGCTGGGATGGCGATCTCGGTGCATGGGTAATGGCCGAAACGGGCGTGACCATTGCCGATGCGCGGGTTGCGATTGAACTCCACCGCCATCTTGACGCATCCGCTCGCACTCTCCAAGCTCTTACCGAGGAGTTATTCGCCACCGCCGAGGTCGGCTCCGCAGAATGGGCCGGGGCGGTCGCGGTATGGGAGGAATCGGTTGCCGTCGAACTCGCCAATGCGCATCGGGCCTATGCTATGCTCGCCAACGGCGGGCGTGTCAATATGAGTGCGGCGCAATGGGGCCGGGTCGGCGGCAACCTGGCCGACGAGTACCGCTATCTGCGCCGCTTTGCGGGCCAACTCCTGGAAGGGCAGGTGAGCCGGGCGCAAGCATTGAACCGTGTAGGACAATACGTAGACGCCGCGCAACAAGCCTATTGGCAAGCATGGCGCGAGCGGCAAGCAGTGAGTGAGGAAATCTGGTGGATTCGTAACGCGGGGGCGGAAAGTTGCGCCGATTGCGTAAGCCGCGAAGGCGGCTCGCCGTATACCCGTGCAACGCTGCCCTCAGTGCCCGGCGATGGGGCTACCCAGTGCCGGGGCAATTGCAGATGTTATTTGGAGGTGCGCGGATGACTGATACTCAGGATTTGGGTCACTGCCGCGTTTGCGGATTCGAATGGGTGATCGCCGGGGGAGCTTCTTTGTGGAGCGACGATGATCATGGCGACAATGCCGGGGGACTGCATTGCCCGGCCTGTGGCTCAGATAACGTACAAATCAAGAAAGAGGAGATGTAGAATGACTAAAAAACAAACCAGCGCCAGTGATGCGTTGTATGATGCGATATGGGCAATCGCGGCTCGCATTCGGGAAATCGCGGCCCACGCCCCTGGGCATGCCACCTACGAGGGGGGCAGCACCGGGGGCGATATAACGCGAGAACTGCGGGGAATCGCAGACGACCTGGAGCGCCTGGCGGGGGCGACGGCGGAAAACGTCGAGGATGAGGAGTAGCCGGTTATGCCATATCCAAACGAGCACGCGGCGCGGGTGCGCGATCCAGGCGGCTTTATTCCGGGCAGTTTCCGCAGCAAGGCGCTCCCTAAGAGCAAGGGGGGCAAGGGCGGCGTCCGGATGATAGTCGGTCGGCTCAAAGGCGGCGAAGGCAAAACACAGGTACAATCCTACCGGTTCCCGAAAGACCTGTATACCCCCGCCGAGGCCCGCGCCTGGCTCAAAGAGAATGGCGTCACAGGGTACACATTCGAGGCGGCGAGGGGGGAGTAAATGCCCTACCGACTGAGCGGACGGACGGTGATGAAATATGAGGGCGGGCGGTGGATTGTGCTTAAGCGCCATCCTACCGTTGCGGCGGCCCGCGCCCATCTTGCGGCACTTGGTATAAACGTAATGGCGAAAGAGCGCGGGCGGGAGCGGCGCAAATGATGACCCGTGATGAATGGGTAGAATTTCTGGTAACATTGCGTCGCGCCCTTCTGATGATTGTCAGATGGATAGAAAAGCGGTATAATATAGGCGATAGTTAAATCAAGTCGTTTGGCCCGCGTTCTTACGGGAACTCCGGCCCTGTCCCTACCCCCATTGGCGGTAGGCGGCGGGGCCGTTTTTGTTTCAAATACGCGACGACAGCGGTAAACAGTCGGGGAGATAAAACAATGGCAGACGAAAATGAGAAGAAGGAAAGCGCGGCAACTCCGCCAACGGCTACCCAGCCGGGAGCAAGTGGGGAAGGCGGGGACAGGGTGTTCACACAAACAGAATTGGATGCAATCGTGCAGGAGCGACTACGCCGCGAGCGCGACAAGTACCAGGATTACGAAGATACAAAGAAAAAGGCTGCGCAATGGGATGAACACCAACAAGCACAGTTGTCTGAGTTAGAGAAGGCGGCTGCTCAGATCGCCGCGCTCAAAGAGGCGCAAACCATGCAGGCGACCAGTTACAACGAAAACCTGCTGCGCCTGAAGGCTCAGGTTATCGCCACTCAGGCCGGGTTCCGCAATCCCGAACATGGGTATTTGCTGGCCGACCTATCAGGCGTAACCGTTGGCGAGAACGGCGAAATTGCTGGCTTGCAAGAGGCCATCGAGGCGCTCGCAAAGCGCGAGCCGTACCTGTTAACGGGAGAATTGCCTAAGCCGCGCGCCCCACAGATGGATGCGGGGGTAGGTAATCATCCCGAATCGGGCGGGGCGGCGCTGACGCCAGGAATGCAAACGCTCGCTCAGGCAGCTGCACAAGCAGGGTACGTTTTAGACCCGGAGAAGGTTCGTTCGCGCACTCGGCAAATGCGGGGGCGCGTGGTAAGCGGCCCGCCGGGCGAATCTACAGAGGAGTAATACTATGGCTGGCTTTGAATGTATCGGCGTGTTGGGCGGGGGAAACCCACGCATTGGACGATTCACGATGGTGAATGACGAGGTGACGACCGTCGGGGCAATGCTCACGCTGACCTCGAATGAGGCGCGGTTGGGCACGACCAACGACACCGCATTCATTGGCGTGGCATTGGAGGCGCTAGACAACGCGGCTGATGGGAAATCGGTGCGTGCTATCTGTGACCCCTATGCAATCTACGCATACAAAGACGGCACGGCGCACGCCGCCGGGGCGACTCTCGACCTGGGCACGAATGCGCTTGCCACTACCTCGAATGCGGATTTCACCGTCATCGAGGACAACACGGCAGACGAAGCGACGCATTTTATCATCACGCCGGGCGAGCACTACCTGCACGGTGGCGGCTAGTCGGGCGCGTTAGTTTGTAATGAGGAGTAAAAAATAATGGCCGGAGTACCTGGAATCACGATGGCGGCCAGTTTCCCAGAACTGACCGACCTCGACCCAGTTTTGACTGAAATCTTTTATCAACACCTTGTCCCAACTACGCCACAGATGGATGCACTCTTCCGCCTTACCACCAGTACAAAGGGGCAGGAGGTTGATCTGCGCGTTGGTTCGATTGCCAACCCGGAGCCATTCCGGGGCCAGGTTGATTATCATGGCATCGAATCGGACTATTCGATCACGTATAAGCACACAGAGTTCGCGGACGGCATCGAGATTGAGCGCAAGTTGCTCGACGATGCACAGTATGCGGGCATCTTTGACAGCGCGGCTATGTTAGCGCAGTCGTTCTCGCGCAGGCGAGATGACGACGCCGCGTCCGTTTTCAACCATGCCTTTTCCTCTTCCTATACGGGCTACGACTCGGTCGCGCTGTGTTCTGATAGCCACCCGCGTGGGAAAAACAATGCGACAGTGGTTGACAATAGTTATGCCCTGGCGCTCTCGAAAGCAAACCTCGGCACCATCCGAACCGCCATGCGGAAATTCGTAGACGACCAGGGGCGGCGCATCTCCATCAGACCGGATACGCTGCTCGTCCCGCCAGATTTGGAAGAGACGGCGCACGACATTGTGCGCTCGCCGCTCGACCCCGACTCTGCCAATAACAGGGCCAACATGTTCTACGGCCTGTTAAAGGTCATTGTGTGGGATGCGCTGACGGATACGAATGCTTGGTTCCTCATTGACTCTCAAATGAGCAAGCGGTATCTCAAATGGGTTGACCGCATCAGCCCGGAGTTCGCTGCGGTGGATGATTTCGACACCATGCGCCGCAAGTACCGGGGCTACATGCGGTACAGCTACGGGTGGTCGGAATGGCGCTGGATCATCGGTAGCAATCCGAGCTAAGGGGGAATAAAATGCCAATCACTAATTTCCCTAATGGAATCTCCAGCTGGGGCGCACCTCTTGGTGCGCCCGTCGGAACTGGCTCTGTGTTTTTCGTAAACGGGGCTGGGAGTAGTGTCGGGGGCGGCCTCACGCCGCACGATGGCAACCCCGGCACGAAAGAGGAGCCGCTTGCGACCATCACGCGGGCGCTGGCGTTATGCACGAACGACCACTATGACACCATCTACGTAACAGACTATTACCAACCGAGCGGCGAAACCTGGCCGATTTCGGTTGATAAGAGTCTGGTGAATATCATCGGCCTTCCAAGTGCCATCGGCGGCCCATTCGGGGCGCACCTGCCCTGGTGTGTCGGCGTGGCGTCGGGCAACTATCCCATGTTTGACATCGTGGCAAACAACGTGTTCATCCAGGGGTTCGGCATCTACGCGGGCACCGCGAGTTACGCGGGCATCACGATGGATAGTGGCGCGAGCGTGGTGTGGATTGACTCCTGCCGCTTCAATCAGGGGACGTATGGTATCCACGTGACCGCCGACGACACGGGCTACGGCATTTCGATTACCAACTGCTACTTCCAGCAAAGTCTAGCGACCGGCGGCATCCTGATTGACGACGACCCCGCCTTTCTGTGGATCGCCAACAACTATTTCGACCGCATCGGCGGAGTGGCAATCAGTGTCGTATCCGGGGCCGGACATATCATCGAGAACAACAATATTGCCCTCGGCGCGAACACGAACGGCTATGCGATCACCCTCGGCACGGGCGTGAACCGCGCCTGGATCAACGGCAACCATTGCGGGTACGGCGCTGAGAATGGCACGACTACACCGTACCTGGATGATGGCACGGTCGGCGATAACAGTTGGGGCTACAATACGTTCGGCTCCAATGCGGTCAGTCCGGGATAGGAGAAGACGCAATGACAGACTTCCGGGTTTTGAAAGAGTGCTACTTGCCAGAAGGCGGCGAACGGCTTGTCGCCGGGGACGTGGTATCGGATGCGGCCCTTTCGCGGGCGGATTTGAAATACGTCTTGCAGGGGGGATTTGTCGAGGCGTTGGGCGAGAACGACCTAAACGAGACAGACAACCCCGCAACCGAAGACCCCAAGCGGCGCAAGTAGCGTCTACTTCATCGTGGTGGGGGCGGGGATCGCGGGCCGATGTTCGCCCCCACCGAGGAATATATCATGAGTGATTTTGGGCCATTGCAAATACAGGTACAGGCCATCGGCGGCACGGTTGGCGGCACGGCGATTTCGACGCGCGGCGATGAACTGGACGTGGGCTATTTTGACACGATGACCCTCTTTGTGGACTACGTCGCGGGGACTGAGGGCACAATCTACATCTATCCGAAATTCCGCCATGCGACAGGTGGGACGGCATACCAATGGCAGACGTGGACAGCAACGGCGGGGGATAAGACGGTCACGACAAACCGCCTGGCGCTGACAGCGTCCGGCAGTTACTATGCCACTTTTGACGTGCGCGGCGTTCAGTATGCGCAGTTCTACTCACAGACAGTTGGCACGCCAACGGGCGCATTGGGGCTATTCGTAACGTTGACGGACTGAGACTCATGACGGAACTTCGGAACCAGGGGCCACCTCACGTTGCCAATCTTGCGGGGACTGCCGACGAGCATCCGCAATATGTTAGGATTGCCCCGGCGGCGGATACGCGCAATGTTGTGCAGCCGACGACGGCTGACGTGAAGGCGCTCGTACTCAAAGGAGCGTCCGGGCAGTCGGACAACTTCTTGGAGTTGCAAGATAGCGCGGGCGCGGCGTTGGCGGCCTTCTCGCAGGTCGGCTATCTCGGCATCGGGATTGCCCCGACGGCACGGCTGCATCTCGCGGCAGGGGGAACGGCAAGCGGAAGCGCGCCCTTGCGGTTCGCTTCCGGCAGTCTGTTAACAACCCCGGAGGCGGGGGTGATGGAATTCGACGGGACGGGTATCTACCTGACTCCAACGAATCACCGGCGGTTTATCTCGCTCGCGTCTGACTCTATCATTGCCGCAGCGACAGCTACCGCAGCCACTCCCACAACGCTGTGGACAGGTATTATTAACGCGAATGAGTTAAAGGCTCAGCGCGTTTACATGATAAAGGGATGCGGCCTACTCACGACACATGACGCCAACGACCAGGCGATCATCTCGATCAAGTTGGGGGCGGCGACGATTGTCACTCTCACAACGCCAAAGGGGCTTGCAACCAATGCCCCCTGGGAGTTTGAGGCGTTCTTCACTGTGCGGACGATTGGGACAAGCGGTACCGTGTCGGCGCATGGTTGCGTGGAATCTACAACGGGGGATGTACATACTGTGACGGCATCTGCCGTAGTGAACACAGAGATCGCCTCCACCGCCACTGTTGTAGTGCAATGGACAGACGTTAGCAACAGCCTGACGCTTGAACAGTGTTGGATGGCGACGGCGGACTAAGGGGGCAACGATGGCATTCACATATACGGAGACACTGGCGACAGACCGGGATAAAATTCGGTTCGCCATTGGCGACACCATAGTGAATGATGGGCCGCGCCCACGCGCCACAGCAAACAGCAATTTTTCGGACGCCGAAATTGCTGGCGCGGTCACGATGGAAGGCGGCTGGACTACGGCGGCGGCATTCCTTTGCGAGGTGCTTGCGCGAGAATGGGCCGCCGAAGCGGGGCGGACTGAATTGGCCGATTACAAAGAGGATTTCAGCAATCGGGCGCAATTGTTCGCCGACCGGGCGCTCGAACTCCGAGCGCGTTACGGCGGGTGGCGACAGACAACACAATCAGCCCCCACCCGCGTGGATGGATTTAGCGATAGCATAGACTCTGAGGAGACCTAATGCGCATACTGTGGCACAGTAATGCCCCCTGGGCTATAACCGGATATGGGAATCAAACCGCCCTTTTCGCGCCGCGCCTGCGAACGGCGGGGCACGATATTATTGTGAGTACCTACTACGGGCTGGACGGCTCGCGGCGTCAATCTGAGGGGATGTGGATATTGCCTTGCGGGCATGATATGTGGGGCAATGACGTGCTCCCGGCCCATGCCCAATACTACAAGGCCGACATCGTAATTACCCTGATGGATGTGTGGGTGCTCCAGGCGAACGCGGTAGATCAGGTCGCGTGGTGCCCCTGGCTCCCGATTGACCACGACCCCGTATCGCCAGGGGTAGCGCGGATTTTAGAGCACGCCTACCAGCCGATTGCCTACAGCCGTTTCGGCGAGCAGAAATTGCGCGAGCGGGGATTCAATCCACTCTATGTGCCACACGGGGTGGATACTAACGAGTTGTATCCCATCTCGCAGGCTGAGGCGCGGGAAAAGCTAGGATGCAACCCGGATGCGTTCCTGGTGGGGATTGTCGCCGCCAACAAGGGGTTCCCAAGCCGGAAGTGTTTCGACCAGCAAATCCGCGCCTTCGCCGAATTCCAGCGCCGACACGACGAGGCCGTATTGTACATTCACTCGGACTTTCCCGGCACACGCGGCGAGCCACTGGGGCGCATCATTGAGATGGCAGGTATCCCATCTAAGGCGATTGCGCAGCCGGATCAGTACGAATATGCCGCCGGGTTGTTGGATACCCGATACATGCGCCACATGTACAACTGTTTGGATGTGCTACTTAACTGCACGCGGGGGGAGGGGTTCGGGATACCCATCCTGGAGGCGCAAGCGTGCGGAACGCCCGTGATTGTGACCGATTTCTCCGCCATGCCCGAACTCGTTTTCGGCGGGTATACTGTCGAGGTGGGGGAAGACGACAGGTTCTTTTCACAAGAGAGTTATCAGTACGTTCCGAGGCCGAGCGCCATTGTGGCGCGGCTAGAGGAATTGTATGCCCTGAGCAAGACCCGGCGCGACGATTTGGGCGAGGCCGCCCGCCAGGGGGCGCTGGCCTACGATGCGGATCGCGTGGTTGAACAATACTGGCAGCCTGCACTGGCGCGGGTTGCGGCGCAGTTGGCCTATGATAAGGCCGAAGCTAGCGTAGCGGAAACTGTTGGCGAGGAGATTGCCCCATGACACCGCTCAACTTGTTGGTTGCCATTCCTATCCGAGCGACGTTGCCGCCGGGGCTGAAAGCGCAGGCGCTGGCCCTTGTGCATGCCCTGGAGGCCGACGAGAAGACGCGCCAACTGTTTAATGTGACCGTCGGAATCTATGAGAGTCTGGAAGCGCCGCCGGACGACGCGCCGCCATTTTCAGGGATTGCGATGGCCCGCAATGCGCTGTTACAGGAGTTTCTAACTCCAAAGCACGATGCGGTGCTGTGGATTGACGCGGATGTTGTGGACTATCCGCCCGATCTCCCTGTGCAGCTGTGGGAGACGAACCCCGGCGGGATCACAGCACCGATGATACTCATTGAGGGGCGCAGCCAGTTTTACGACACGTACTGTTTTGTGGAAAATGGGCAGCGAGCGGCGCACATGCCACCCTATTTTACGAGCGCCGACGATATGATTGAGATGGATTGTGTGGGTACGTGCTATATCGCGCCCGCTTCCTTATTCAGGGGGTTCGAATACCGCGTCACGCCCTATCATGCCGACCACGGCTCTCTAATGGTGCAGGCACAGGCGCGTGGTGTGCGGATATGCTGTACTCGGCGCGTAGTGGTTTATCATGCCGACCTGTCCGGCGGGGAAGGATGGCATATATGAGGCCCGACGTATCGGCCATCATGGCGGCCTACAACGTCATCGCCAACTATCCGGAGGGGATGTTCTGGCGGTCGGCGCTTAGCGCGTTGAATCAGATGGGCGTCACGGTGGAATTGTGTATTGCCAATGATGGCAGCACAGACGACACGGGCCAGTTGATTGAGAGTCTGGCCGAAACGGTGCGCTTCGTGCAGGTAGCGAGCCACCCCAAGAATCGCGGCCCTGCGATTGCCTATAATACTGCCGCCGGGATGGCGACCGGACGCTACATGATCCAACTCTCGGTACGGTCGTGGTTTGAACCGGGGGCCTTTCAAAAGATGACTGAGGCGCTTGACGCTCGCCCCGACGTGGGATTCGCCTACGGCCAAACGCGCTATCATGGCGAGATTGAGCGATTGCATATCCCGGAGGTTTTCGACCCGAACCTCTTTTACGATAGTTTCAATTCGCTGCACGGCATTCTCTACCGCCGTGAGGCGTGGGATCGTGGCTGCCGATACATCCCATTCCTAGAGCGGGAAGGGCGTCACCTCGATTTCAGTGACTGGGATTTTGCCATGCAAATGATGCACGTGCTGAATTGGAGGGGGTTGGCGCTCCGAGATGATCTGATAATGAATTACTACTACGGCGGCGCGGCGCAATTAACACCCCTCACACACAAATACTGGACAGAATTGAAGGCCATGTTCGACCAACGATGGGGATACCTGCACGGGGATAATGTAGAAAGGATGAGGGCAATTATGGATCGGTACATTTTGGCGAAGGGGAAAGAGGTGATCGAGGTTTTGATGGGGCGCGAGGATCGCCGTGACCGGCTCATCCAAGCGGGTTACGTCTGGATCAACCCACCCAGGCCCGAAGCGATGACGGCTCCAGAGTGGAACGCGGAGGCCGAGCCGACAGAGGGGCGGCGGCACAAGCGGGGTAGCTAATGCCGACATTCAGCAATCGTCTGGCGCGGATGCGCTCACGGGCGAATGCCATTCTGACCGATACGTGTCAGATTGAGCACGCCACGCATACGCCAAGCCCAGCTGGGGGGATTAACGCCACGTGGACTACACGGGGGACGGCGATTGCATGTTATCTGGTAGCAAAATCGGCGACGACTGACTTGACGGCAAGCGGGGGGCGGTTGGAATCATTCACAACCTACACACTTCATCTGAAACATGATGGCACAATTGAACCCGGCGACCGCGTCACGCTGGATGGCCGCGTCTACCGCGCCGAATCGGTAATCGAACCCGACACACTCCGGGCTACCCTGGCGGCGAAACTTACGCTGGAGGATGTGTGATGGCTGACCCAACGTTCGCACTAGAAACGGCATTATTCAGCACGCTTTCCGGCGGGACGGCGCTGACCGGGGCACTTGGTGGGACGGCCATCTATAATCGCATTGCGCCGGAGACCCAATCACCTCCCTACGTCATTTTCCAATGGCAGGGCGGCGGGGATGAAAATATGACGCCAAACCGGACGCGGCGACTGCGCTACACCGTGCGAGCAGTAGCGGAAAATCTTGACCAGGCGGGGACGATTGCGGGGCATGTGGATACATTGCTCCACCAACAAACTTTGACTGTAACGGGGTGGGCCAATTTCTGGCTTGCCCGCGAGCAGGACGTGGCCTATGTGGAAATAGACGCGGCGGGCCAGCCCGTCTATCACACGGGCGGCGTGTACGAGATACGGATTGACCAAACTTAGTGGAGGAAAGATATGGCTGAGTATGTGGGGAAAAATTTGTACGTGGCATTCAAGGGGACGGTTCTTCAGGCTGACTTTCGCACCTTCAGTGACGATGAGAGCATGGACATGGTAGACACCAGCGCAGGAGTAGACGTTGCCAAGACCTATTTGACGACACTGGAGGATGGCACGGCTACGCTGGAATTGGTTGACCAGACGGGCGGGACGGCCACTACAGCGGCCTGGAATCTTTGCGACAAGGGCGCTGAGGGCACATTGGAATGGGGGCCGGAAGGCACTGCATCCACCAAGCCGCGCCACTATGTCAATGCCATCGTCAAGGGGCGCAAGGCGAACTATCCTTATGCCGACATTGTGACACTGACGGTTGATTTTCAGTTCAGTGGCGTCGTGACCGACACGGCCTACTCTGCATAGGCGAGGAGAGAATAAAATGAGCGGCGCTGATAATCCCCGCAAGATTACGCTGCACGATGGCCGCGTAATCGAAATTAACCCCTACGCGGTTACGTTCGAGGATGTTGATCGCTTTCTGAAACGAGATCGCAATAGTCCGGAAGGGGAAGCGGTGGCGTGGGCGTTCTTTGAAAAGCTCACGGGCGTTACTGAGGAAGAGGCTCGCGCCATGCCGTTCAAGGACTATATCGCGCTCAACGAGCGGATGGGCGAACTCCTGTTTGGGAAGGGCCTGGAAGATGCAGACCCTTCCTGAGTAAGGCGATCTTTCTCGCGGAGAAAGTCCGAGCGCCGTTGTCCTATCAGGATTATCGCCGGATGCTCCGCTGGCGGATCGCCGAGGAAATGGGCTGGTCACTGGAATACATTGACGCACTTTCGCTTGGCGATGTGTGGGAATATCTGAGCCTCCAGGACGCGCGGGCGAAACTCCGGGCGGACGCGGCAACCAAGACGAGGTGATAATGGGAACGCGCTTTCGACTTACGGTAGCAGTAGACATCGCGCCATTGCGGGCGCTGCGGGGGCAAATTGCCCACGCGGAAGCCATCGCGGCGGATATGGCACAGGTTCACGTTACCACGATTGCGCAACGTCTCGTTGCTGTGCGGACGGGTTTCTTGTGGTCAACCATTCGAGGGTGGTCGGTAGGGAGAATGTTTTTCATTGTGGCGGGCGCGTCTTATGCGATTTTCGTAGAGTTTGGCACATCGCGTATGAGTGCCCGCCCATTTATGACCCCCGGCCTTATGTCTCTACAGATGGGCGGGGGAGAAAATATCGCGGTTGCAGCATTGCAACAAATTGGATTTAGACCATAATGCCAGCCGATGGCGGTAGTGTTCAAGTTAATGGACAGTTTGACTTCTCCGGGATCGAGCAGGGACTTGCACGAGTAGAGGGGAAGCTCGACGCATTCGCGCGCGCCTCGACCCGGCAAACTGCCACTACAAGACAATCCGAAGGGGCACTCCGGACACTGACCGGGGCGCTCGGCGCATTCGGCATATCCCTAAGCGCCGTCGCCATTGCGCGGGCCGCCTGGGATATGGCCGAATTGGCAATGCGAGCCGACCGCGCCACGCTGGCCTTGAATGCCATGTCGGGAGGCAATGCCCCCGAATACATTGACGCCATCACAACCGCCCTGCGCGGTACAATGGCCGATATGGACGCGGCTCAAATCGGGGCGCGGGTGTTGGCCTTCGGGTTTGCGGATACCTCGGCAGAGGCGGCAGAGTTTGTGCGTGTTGCGGCAATCCTCGGCGGGGCCTTTCAGGGCCTTGACGCGACCGCCTCGGCGCAATCCTTCGCCATGCTCCTCACGAACCTGCAACCCCGCAGGTTGGACACCTTCGGCCTGAGTATCGCCGCCGTCCGCGAGCGCCAACGCGAACTGATGGAAACGACGCGCGGCATGACGACCGAGCAGGCATTCCAAACTGCCGTGATGGACATGGCAACGGTACGGGCGGATCAACTGTCTGGCATATTGGATGATCAGGCATCAAGTGTATCGCGCCTCCGAGCCGGCTGGATAAATTTCAAGACGACCATTGGCGACGTTATCGCCGACGCCCTCATTGGGACTTTGGACGATGCAACCAGCGCAATGGACGCCTTCGCAACAAACACGGCAACCTATCTGGCGACGCTCAGCCAAGAGGCCCGCAATAATCTTGCCGCTATCGCCTTTGGGTTGGGACAAACGGCACTGGGAACCTCATTGCTCACGATGGGGATAGAGCGGTCTACCGAGGCGGAAATTGATGGATCGGCGGCGGCGGATGCGCTTGCCGCCTCACAAGAGGCCGCCGCCGGGATTGCCTCGGAGCTTGAAAGCGCCCTCAATATCGTCAGTGAGGCTGACCGCGCCCAACAATACGAGGTGTGGGGACTGATCGCCGCGCTGAATGCCGGAACCATCACGACCGATCAGGCCGGGGCGGCGATGGAACGCATGGGGATTGACGCCGATAGCGTCGCCGACCACGTGGCTGCTTACGAAGACGCCGTGCGAGAACTCGACCGCGCCAACCGCGAGATGTTCTCTAATCAGACCTCCTTTATCGGGATTGCCCGCGAGACGGCGGGAGCATTTGAGTACGTTGGCTCGACGGCGGTAGCCTATCCGAGCGAATTGTCGGCGGCCTATGCCACGCTCCAAGACGGCCTCGAAACAACGAATGCTGACCTGGACGAGGCACGGGCGCACCTTTTCGCGTTTGGCGATGGAACGGGGGAACTGCGGGAGCGTATTGGCGAACTGGAAGAGCAGCAGCTGTTTTTCCAGCAACGGTTGGCCGATACACGCACCGAGATGGACGCAACCGGCCAGGCGTTCACCATCGCGGCGCTTAGTGCGGGCGACCTGGCCGCCGTCGGGGATTTCACGCTGCAATTTCTGCGAGCAACGGGGCAGGAATCGCTCCTGGCGGGCGAAGGGGTTTTGGCTCTCCAAGAGCGGTATGGGATGGCGAGCGCGGCGGAAATCGAACGCCAGCGCACCCTATTGGCGCTCGACCTTGCCCAAGAGAGTTACAACCTGACGCTTGATGAACAACTCGATCTGCTGGATCGTATTCTGGCGGGCGAGTTGGCAACTGCGGATGCGGTTAACGCCGACATCGAGGCAACGCGCGAGCGCCAACGCCTGGCCGATCTCGCCGCCAACCGGCCCGCGTGGTTTGACAATCTCGCGCCAGATGACCAGGCCGCCGCGATTGCCTTTTTGGATGGCACAACCGGAGCCATGCAAGACCAGGAGGCGGCGGCGGCGGGCATCTCCGAAACTTATCCTATCGCCATGAGCAACGCCGCGACGGCGGCGGATACGGCCCTGCCCTCCATTGCCGGGGTCGAGCGTAGTTTGTCCACTCAGATTGGGGTCATCCGCGACTATGGGCCTACGGCCACCCGCGCCTTTGACGCGGTTAATCGGGCCGCCGCCACGATGGTGGTTGAGGGGTCTGGCTGGTCGGCGTTTGCAACGTCGGTATGGCATGTTCGCAACGATCTGGACTTCATCATGGCGAATGCCAACCGGGTAGGGCGGGGCGCGACGGCAGCGGCCCCATCGCCGCCTGCGGGTGAATATGCTCAGGGACGGCAAGGCGGCGGCCCCGTCACTCAGGGGCGGACCTATGTCGTCGGTGAGGAAGGCCCGGAATATTTTGTTCCTGCCATGAGCGGCATGATTCTCCCGTCAGCACAAAGCGCCCCGGCGGGGATGGGCTATGGCGGGGGTACTATGCAAATAGCCATCGCCATCCCGGTATTGATTGACGGGAGGGAGGTGGGGCGGGCCACATACCGAGGCACGCTGGATCAACTCATGGCAGCTGGCTATGTTACAACGGCGGGAGAGACCTAATGGCGGTAGACCCAACCTGGAAAATCTCGGTTGATCTGACGGGAGATGGCGATTTTGGCGACGCCAATGAGGACGTGACGGCGGACGTGCAAGAAGTGTCATGGGGGATCGGATTCACCCAAGCGTACCAACACATCCCCATGCCATATCGCTGCTCATTTACGTTGGACAACGGCGCGACAAACAGTGCAGCGACGCCGGGGCGGTATTCGCCAGAACATGCCAGCGCCCTGGTGGGGTTTAAGCCAGGACGTGCCATCCAAATCCAAAGCACTTATTCAGCGACGACTCGCATTCATTCCACAAACTGGATCGCGCCAGATGGACTTCGCCCGGAGCCATTCCGATACATGGGCGAGAAGCGAACCAAAGTCGAGTGCGAAGATTGGCTCGCGCGGGCGCAGAAATACCCTGTGGCGGGTGTGTCTCTTCAGGTTGGGAAACGTTACAATGAAATAGTCTTGGAAATCTTGAATATATTACGGCTCTATCCACCCGCCACAACGGGCTATTGGGTTTTGGGGGAAAGCATCCTCGGCACTTCAACTCGCCTGAGTGGGGGGGTATCTGATTGGAGTTCATTTGAAACAGGAATAAGCGTTTTCCCATACGCGCTGGATAATGCCCCCCAGCAGAAAAAACAGGTTGCCAATCTGTATGCAATACTGAAAGGACTGGCGGAGAGCGAACGAGGATGGATATTTACAGGGCGAGATGGCAAGGTAGTCGGATGGAATCGTCACCACCTTCTTAAAAAGACATCTGCTGATACGAGTTTCAGCAATACGTTTTCGCAAATGGCTTACGATTATGGGGCCGACATCGCCAACGTGATTGTTGGGCAATGCCATCCTCGCACGCGCGAGGCGGCGCTTGGCTCGTATGATTTGGGGACGCTTGACAAATCCATTCCCATTTCGGTGAGCGGGACGGCAGTGGCTACAATAAAGTTCGCGGACGCGAGCGGAAACCCCGTGAGCAGTTCGGGGATTGTCGCGCCAGTACCTACAACCGATTATACCGCCAACACCAAATCGGATGGGAGCGGATATGACATCACAGATAAAGTGACTTGCGCAATGGTGGCTGGGGCACAATCGGCCAAATTGACGTTTACAAATACGGGCACGCGGCCTGGCTATATCGTGGCGGGAACGCGGGTACGTGGAACGGATAGGATCACCGATTACGGACAATTAGAATTATCTGCTGAGGATATTGCTAGCATATCACTTTATGGGCGCCGACCCATGTCAATTGATGCGCGAGAATTGGAAGACGCTGACCACTTGCAGAGCATGATCAATTGGGAAATGATGAACCGCAAGATCCCGCGCGGTTGTGGGAAGCGGATCGGCTTTTATCCGCGCAAGAGCGCCGCCCTGATGACACAAGCGCTAACCAGAACGGTGGGGGATCGCGTCACCATTATCGAGACCCAAACCGGCCTGTCGGCAGATTTTTATATCATGGGGGAATTTCACACACTCCGGAATGGATTCAGGGATTATCTTTGCGAGTGGGTTTTACAACCCATTGCCACACTCTCCCCCTGGATTTTGGGAACGAGCAGACTTGGGACAGAAACTTTGCTAGGAGCATAATTATGACTTGGAATACATTAGCAAATTTGGCCGCCGGGGATGTTGTCACCGAAGAGGACATGGATCACATTCGGGAGAACATTGATTATCTCTACGCCCTACCCACCCATGAAAGCGCAGGCTACGAAGTGCTCGCCAATAGCACGACAGAAACGGCGATGGGGGCTTTTACAATCGCCGCTAACGACTTGGGTGCCTATGGAATGGTCAAGGGAGTGTGGGTATTGTTAACCCATTCCGACGCGGGCGGAGGACGCACCACCACATACGAGGCATATCTTGGGGCAACCTCTTTATTCAGTGGCACTCTTGCCCTTAACGCGAGCAGCTATGGACTCGCGATTATCACCGCGTACATTGCGAATGGCACCGCAACAAACGCGCAAATCGCGGGGGGTGATTTTAATACATGCGTCAATATGGTAGCGGGCACACCAAAGACGCCCACGTCCTTCCTGTGGTATAACACCGCTGCCATTGACACGACCGCCGCATGCCTCTTTGAGGCGCACGTCACCCAGGCATTTGCAAGCGCCGATTACTGGACGAAGGTTGTTTTTGCGGGCATGTACGGCCCCTATCTGGCGAGCAGTTAGGAGGGGAGAATGGCTGCAAACATTATCTATTGTGACATACTCTACCCAGTAGGGGGGATAAATCTTGAATTGCTCCGCGAGGAAATCGCGGCGGCGGCGGCGATTGTCCCAAAGCCCTGGTCGGTAAACAAAATGCTGGTGGGTGGCAAACAATACGTTCGCCTGGCATTCATTGATACCGCCCCGACTTTGGGAAAGTGCCAGCAGGTCATAGACGCCCACAACCCGGCGGGGAAAACCGCTGCGCAATTGGCCGCCGAAAAAGTGGCACTTGCGAAAACCGCGCTCGCGGCGGTGGATACGGCGGGGACAATTTCGAATACAGCATTACAAGCACTGGTAACCACAGCACGAGGGTACTGAGATGAGCGAATGGACACCGGAAACACTCAAAGAGCACATGGATTTACGCTTTGCCGAGCAGGCGGCGGATACCAAAGAAATTAAAGGGCTTATCAGAGAGGCGGTGGCGGAGTTCCGCGCGATCACAACCGCTCAGGGAAAGGCGATAAAATCCCTTGACGAACATCGCGTGAAAATTGATACACAACTCGGCACTGTAAAGTGGTTGCTTAGAATTGTGGCGGGCGTAGCGACTGCCCTCATTGTACTCTTTCTGACGGGTTGTGCCGCGCCACCGCCCGAATGGACACCGCCCGCCCCGCCGACAGAGACGGCGATAGCGCCTACAGAAGTGGAGCCGCCCGCGACGGCGCTCCCGCCAGACACCGAGACACCACCCCCCGCGCCGACCAGCACCCCGTCACCGCCACCTACTGCCACACTCGCGCCGACCGCAACCGCGACGGCATTGCCTGCGCCAACCGACACGCCGACCGCGCCGCCGGTGCCACAAGTCGAGGAGATTGCCATCCCGATTGTCAACCCCGGCTTTGAGGGGGCGTACTACGCCGACACGTTTGGGAACATCTTTGTGGCGACGGGCTGGCGCTCGTGGTATTGCGCCGACCCGTACACGGCGGGCTGCCCTGCTACGCCCTGGTGCGACGTGGGTCAAACGGTCGGATGTAACCCAGTTGGGACGGCAATGGGGCGACCTGAATACAACCCGCAATTGGCTGCGCAGTATCCCAATCGCGTACACGGGGGAAGCGCGGCTCAGCACTGGTTTTGCTTCTCGCGGGCGTGTTGGGCTGGCGTCTACCAGCCCGTAACCATCCCGCCGGGGTGGAGCGTCTGCACGGTGGAGGCCTACGTGCAGTCGTGGTCAAACAACACCACCAACACCACCTATACCAGCGATTTAGGCACTCAGGACGCCCGGCGAAACTCTACCTGGACAATCGCGGTGGACTTCGCCGGGGGGGCGAATGCCTTCGCCAACGGCGTGCAGGTCGGGCATGGCTACGGCTACGATTGGGACATTTACGACAACTGGGCCTGGATCGGGTACACATTCGACGTGCCATCGGGCGGTGGCCCGCTCACGATTTTTATCGGTGACCGCCGTCTCTGGCCCTTCAAACACAACGATAGCTATATAGACGACGTGCGCATGACGTGCGCCCGGATGGTCAATCCCCCTACCCCGACGCCCACACCGACGCCGATTGCGCCCATTCCAGGCGAGCCGACGCCGACCCAGATAGGCGAATTGGAGCCGTTGGGCCAGGCCGTCGTCATCGCAAGCGCCGTGAACATCCGACAGGGGCCGCTCCCGTTTTCGACCGCCGCGCCCATCGGGCAGCTGCATCAGGGGGACACGTTCGACGTGTGGGAGATACAAGCGTATCGGCGTGACACCGGCGAGTACCAGCCCTTCGGGGCGTGCGGGTGCAGTCAATGCAATGTATGGCTCAGCAACTCGGTTGCGGATGCGTGGTGGGTTGCGATGTGCTATAATGGGAATAGGTTCGTAAATCTATACGGCCCGGCGTATTTGCCGGGGTAGAATAGGGAGAAAATAGAATGGAGCCTTTCGATCTTAATCTTATGTTGGCGGCTTTGGTGAGCAGTCCGCAAGCCATCGGAATGGCGACGACGGCTTTTCTGAGTTGGCTGGCCGATACGCCGCCCGTCAAGTGGGGATGGGACGCGCTTACGGCGAACGCCAAGACCATCATTGCGGCGCTTGTCGCCTTCTTCATGCCTGCGGCCATGTACGCGCTTCGGTGCTACGGGGGCGTGTTTGTGAATGCCCCGCAGCTGGGGATGTGCGCGGCGCTCGATTTCCCGGTCGTGTTCGCGCTGTTTCTCGGAGGTTGTATCAACCTCGGCTGGGTGCGCGGCATTCACAAGACGATCAACAAGAATCGCAAGGGCCGCGAGACGCCGAAGTAATCCGGCTGGCGATTTCAACATAGAAAGCGCAGGAACTACCCCACGTCATGGTAACATGGCAGCCCAACGTGGGTGGGATCGTGGGGCCTGGCAATGGGACTTAACATGCAAGGGGACTTCCTCTTTGGTGTTAAGTCCCCCCTTTTTGTCTAATTCCAGAAAGGCGGGTCAATGAAAAGCGTCACGCATCACATATTCTATTCCGCAAAAAACGAGGAGTTCGTCGTCTACCCAATCGGCGACGTGCATCTTGGCGCGGCTGTTTGCGACGAGGCGTTGTTCGCCCATACAGTCGCCGAAATTCTTGCCAATCCTAACGCCTATTGGGTGGGACTTGGCGACTATTGCGACTTCATTAACCGTCACGATAAACGTTGGCGGCCATCGGAGGAGGCTGCCTGGCTACACGATAAGAACGCCCCCGCGCGGGCGCAAATCGCGCGGTTCAAAGAGATGATAGCCCCCATTCGCCACAAGGCGTTGGCGCTCGTAAAGGGGAACCACGAGGACGTGCTCTTGGCGAAATACGAGATAGACGCCTACGGGGAGATCGCCGACGACGCCATAGCATGTATCCCGCCAGAACAATACGTGGGGGAACCCGCGTTCGGGGCGGCGGGGTTCATCCGGCTCGTTTTCCGTTTCCGCGCCGGAACGGGCACGACGGGGGCTGGGTGGTCTTTAACGCTATGGCTCCATCATGGGATGGGCGGGGGCACACTGGCCGGGGGGAAGGCACTTAACCTGGAACGCCAGCTGGCCCATTACATGGCCGACGCGGTTCTTATGGGGCACACTCACGTTAAGCAGGTGGTGACGCGAGCTATCGCCAGAATAGCGCCGGGCGGGGCGATCCAGACCATAGAGCGGAAGGGCGCGTTCTGTGGCTCCTATTACATTAGTCAAGATGGCATTGAGACGTATGCAGAGCGGAAAGGGTATCCCCCCCTACAAACCGGGATAGTGAAACTCATCATTCGGCCAGGGCGGAAACAGTTCCAATTCCTGACGTGAGCGGGGGTTGCACTGCGCGGCGCAATCTGTTATACTGAGGGTGCGAAGTGCTGCGTGGTGTTTCATTGTAAACCTCCTTTCTAAAGGGAAGGCCCCCGGAGAATATCCGAGGGCCTTCTCGTTCTGAGGAAGCGCGGATGAACTATCGGACAGTAATTTCCACTTCTCGGTGCGCCTTCTGGTGGCCGGACAGGGCCGCGCGAGCGGCCTGCTGGCTGGCGTAACGCTGCACGAACTCGCACCACGAACACGAGGCGATCCATTCGTCCGCACCCAGCTGCTTGATTTCCCCACCCCCCGAAATAGCGGGGGCGTCGCTTCCGAAAGGTGCGAACCATGCGGGGAGCGCAGCTTCCATGCGCTTTTGGAGCACAACGTCTGCTTCCGATTGCAGCGCCGCCGCTACCCTTTCAGCACTTCGGAGCACCAGCTGTGCTTTTACATGCGCCGCCATTCCTTCTGGCGTTGCAAGGAAAGCGGCACGGGCGCTTTTCGTCTGCTTCCGAAGCTCGATCATCGTTTGGGCGCGGCCAAGCCACTCCGGACCGGCCTTCGAAAACAGGCTCAGCACGGTGGACACCCGCAGGAGCAGGCCAATAAACCCGGCCTGCACTCCGGCGAAGTACCACGTAATGACCGTCATCGTCACCAGTATGCTCAGGTTGGCGAGTGCCTGGGCCTCGTTCTGGCCTTCCTGTTCGAAGGCGATCCACGCCCGCCAGTAAGCCGCGTCCACCAGTCCCACCGCCAGCGCGGCGGATAGCCAAGCCAGGACGGGGCTGTAACCAAGCCCTGCGAAGTGCGCGTGCACCACGCTCGCAGTGGCAATGATATTCAAAAGCAGAACGCACGCTTTCAACAACCAGTCAATTGCTTTCATGTAACCTCCTCGCCGCTTTGGGAAGCGGCCTAATCGCTTTCCGCGCTTCCTCGTGCTACCATGATAGCACCCGGCCCGCTTTTCGTCAGTTGGGGGAAGGTGGGGGTAGGGTTAGAAAAGCAGGCCGGGCGCTTTTGGGATTACTCCTCCTCGTCCTCGTCGGGCATATCGTCGGGCGCGTAGTCCCCCGCCGCCAGGCGGGTTAAGCCGCACTCCTCGTCAGGGCCGACCCAATCGGCCAGGGTTTCAATAGCCCAGGCGGCCTCGTCGGGCATGGCGGCCAGGGCGTCCAGCAACTCCGGGGTATCCCAACACCAGTCTGGCGATACACTCACCAACCCGGCGAGCATCCGCCTGCGCGGGTCGTCGCCCGCCGCCTGGCGCAAGATTTCCGATA